TAATGGAGGACTTTTACAACCAACAAAATTCACAAAAATCAGTTCTTCTATTTCTGGGGAGAAATTATTCGTAGATTCCACTCATGAGTTTCCATCAACAGGATATTTGCGTATTGGGGGAGCTATAGTCGAATATACTGGAAAAACACTTAATTATTTTAAAGTAAAGAACTTTGGAACTACAAGATACAAAGTTGGCGATACAATTTACGATTATTCAACTTTAGCAACTGTAAAGAGTAGACCAGACCAATCTTTCGTAATATACGCTGGTGTTTCTGATTTTACTATAGATTCTTCATATACTTCTTATCAAGTCGGTGATCTTGGTATTGTAACTGATAATCTTGATATAACTGATAGTATTGTCACTAGTTGGTATTTTAATGACTTATTACCATGTACAATAAATAATGGATTCTTATGTGGTATTAATAGTGTCTGGTATGATACTGAGTCAACTTATGTCTATACATCCAGTATACCTTACTATGATCTCTTCTCAATACCCAGTAATGTAATTTTAGAGGATGGAGATTATATTAGACGTTTCCCAAGAACATTCCAACGTAATACTGAAGGAAATAAAGAGGATATTCCAACTAATGATCCTATGGGATATTTGAGAGATGGAACTGCACTTTTAAGTTGGAAAAGTACTACAACCATTACTAGAGGTAAATTAGAGAGTGTTAGTATAGAATCTGGTGGAACACACTATAATGTCAATAATCCACCTACAATCCTTATTGATGTACCTAGAGAAGATGGAAAAGACCTTACAATACCTGCTTTGATTAATCCAGTTAGTGGTCATGAAGGAACAAGGGCAGAAGCATCATTAGTTGTAAATGGATCATTAAAGGAAGTTTATATTGAGAATGCTGGTTTAGGATACCCTAAGAACGTTTCTATTGATATTATTAAGGATGTAAACGATACTGAGTATACAGAAAATGGTGATTTTTCACCAGCTATAGTTCAGCCAATTGTAGTTGGTGGAAGAATAACAAAAATAAGAATTCTAGATGCTGGAAAGGGTTATACTATGCAACCAACAATAAGAGTAACACCTATTTTGGGTGCTCAAGCTGGTGTAAGAGAAAATGCTGTATTAACTCCTTTTGTTACTGGTTCTATTAGTAAGGTTAATGTAACTAACCCAGGTGCCAGATATATGCAGGATCCTACGTATCAACTTATAAAGGGTACTAGTGCTACTGGATTTGTAACAGTATCTAATGGTAAGATTATACAAGCAACAGTTATTAATGGTGGAAACAATTATAATAGTCCTCCAATAGTAACAATTAATGATAATGCTAATACTGGAAGTGGTGCTGTTATCGTACCAACTATGTCTGCTGGGTCAGTTGTTGAATTAAAGGTAATTAATAGTGGAATTAACTATTCAGATAATGGAGTTACATTAGACATCCTAGAACCAGGTTCTGGAGATATATTATTACCAAATGTCACTAAATGGGATCTTATTAATAACTTTGATACTGATAATATTACAAGTTACTATAATGATGCATCAGGTCTGTTTTTAGCAGGTGAAAGACAAATAGAGGTAGATGGACAAACAAAAATTGGTAAGAAACTAACAGTATTAGGTCCACCAAGAAATTTAACTATTAAAGATGATGATGTTGTATCTACAGTCGATTTTACAGATGCAACAGTCCATTCTCCAATTATTGGTTGGGCATTAGATGGTGCTCCAATATATGGTCCTTATGGATATAGAAATGCTTATGAAGCAAATCCAAATCAAATTAAGAAGATGGAGAGTGGATATGTTAAATTCACCTCAGTTCAACATGAAACTAATCTAGATCCTATTAGAGTAGAAGCTACTAATATACAAGGTCTTGAAAACTATATTTTAGGATCTTTTGCTCAAGATTATATTTGGACTCCACTTAATGCTGATTTAGATGAACAAAATGGTAGATTCTGTGTAACACCAGAGTTTCCAAATGGGGTCTATGCTTATTTCATGACTTATGACTTAGGTTCAAATAATATCATTCAATCTGGATATCCATTCTTTATTGGACCTAAGTTTGCAGGAAAGACATATAAAGAGTTTAATGAGACAGACGTTGTTAATACTGACAATATTAGTAATGTTACAAGATATGTTAGACAAGAATCTACAGCAGTATCAAAACCTATTGATAAAGGTAGTTTTAAGGTAGCATCAGTGCCAACATCATCATTAGCTACTTTGGATTCTATTAAAATAATAAGTTCTGGTGATGAATATAAGATAGGTGATACAGTAGTATTTGATAGTAGTGATACTGAAGGATTTGGTGCAGGTGGTTATATTAGTGTATTAAAAGGTAAACCAGTAAGTAGTGTTAGTTTTGCTGAATATCACTATCTTGAGTATGCAAATGAATTACAGCATTTTACAGTTGGACAAACAATAAAGAATTATGGTACTTTTCAAGGAACTATACACAGTATAGACCCCAATAATAGAAGAGTATATTTAGATGCTGTTACAAGTCATCCAGCAGTTGGAGACGAGATATATGACGATACGTTGGTAGTAGATAATACCGTATCTAGTGAATTATCAGGTCCTGATAAAAGTAACATTTCTGTTACTGCTAATATCATTACAGCATTATTGACAGAAGATATTAGTAGTGTTGATACCTATTTTTCTATAGGGAGTTTTACTAATGGAACTATTTCAGATTTCTATTCTACAACTGAATTAAAGTATATTAAGATTGATGATGAGTACATGAAGGTTGTTAAATTAGGTACTGGGCATTTATTTGTTTTAAGAGGTCAAGCAGGTACTAATGCTGCATCACATACTGCTAGTACTTCAATAACTTTATGTTTTGGTATTGAAGTGTTTGATAGTTCTCCATTTGTTAGGGGAGATATAATACAAATTAATAATGAATATGCTAATATTGTTGATATTCAGATTACTAAAGAAAGTAACTTTGTTAGAACTAGAATTATAGATGGAACTGGAACTACCTCTGGTACAAACTACTATTTGTATTTTGATAAGACAGTTCAGAATATAACTGGTGGATCTGAAGGAGATGTTGTAAAATTAGATGGTAACAGTCATATTGATGATTTAGTATTCGATGAAAACACTTATGATTCTAGTCCACTTCCTGAGATATTAACCACAATAAGTTATGATGCTACTGCTGTTATAAGTGATAATATTAATATTCAAACATCTACTTATAAGCATTTACTTATTGTTGAAAGAGCTACTTTTGGAACTACTGCTGGACAGCATTATCCTAGAACAGCAGTTAATAAATTAACTAGAGTTTATGCCACAGTTACAAAATACGAACAAAATAGAATATTAACTAGAGTTGTTGCTCAAAATAATGGATTAACTGTAGGTGATCCTATAACAATAGAAGCAGCTACTGCTCAATCAAATACTGCAAATATAACATTATCATCAGGTACATCTGGTTCTACATTGACCCAAGGTGGATTTACCTTAACTAATGGAAACTATTATAAGACATTTTATGAAGGATCTTCATATACATTTGATGTAACTGGTGGTGATCCATTCTCGGTCTCTTTCTTTAGTCCAGGATCTAGTGATAAACAAAGAGAGTATTTTGATGTCAATATTACTAAACAAATTGATGCAGGTACTGGAAACTTAACTTCATTTACCATTTACCCTGATTCTTCTGATTTAACAGAATATGTACTAAGAATTACTAATTTAACTGATGGTTCTATTGTTGATGTACATGTATCTACTATTCCAGAACCAATTAATGGTGAATATAATATTGTTAATTCAAGTACTGCTAATTTTGAGGTATATTCTACAACTAGTCCTACTACAGACCTAACAAATCTTTATAATCAGAATACATTTGGTTATTGGACAACATCTAGTTCAGCAACTGGTCCTATTAAGGTTGCTACATTAACTTCTGGTGGATTTGATTATGATATAATTCCTGCAATTATTGGAGTTACTAGTGATGCAGGTACTAATGCTATATTAGAACCTTTATCTAAAACTATTGGTAGTATTCAAACAGTTCAATCACTTACTTCTGGATATGGATATGATCCATCATCTGTTAATAGACCTTCATTAATATTTCCTCAAATTTCTAAAATATCTCAAAACTTTGTAGTTTCTGATGTAACTGTTACTGATCCAGGTGAAGGTTATATATTTACTCCAAGAATTGTTGTTACTGGTGGAGGATTATCTGCTGGTGATGCTGGTCATCTTACAGTAGATCCAGTAGTTGTAACTGGTAAAGTTTTAGAATTACCTATTACATTTGAAGGTATTAGATACTCTACTGCACCTGTATTAGATATTGAGAAATTCTATTATGCTACACTTAATAGTAGTGGTGATCTACAGTTTAAATTTAACTTTAAACAGTATTTTAGAGATAATGATTCTTATAAGATTAGAGGATATTATAATGGTGGAGCAAATTATGTAGAAAGTGGAACTTTCTATGCATATATTGATACCATTACTATGAAGAATAGATATGCAATTAATGGTACTGATTATGTTGATCCATTAAGCACTGATGCTCCTGCTAGTGGCGGTGCAGCAGATAAAGCAATTATAGTTCCAAATGGAGTTACTATTGAATACTATCAAGTAATATTATTAGAAAGAAAAGCAACGGCTACTGCAACCATTAAGAAATCATCATTTATTACTAATGAAAAGGTTTATATTGGTGAATCTCCTTCTAATATATCAGATAAGTATTTTGGTTATGTTGCAGCAAGTAAGGGATGGCAACCTAACAGTTCTATTCTTAGATTGGAGAATTCTAATAAAACTATCGTACCAGGTAATGTAGTAGTTGGTGTTAACTCAGGAGCATATGGATATGTTAATGATGCATATAATGCTAGTACTGAAGCGGTTCTTGGTTCTATAGTTGAAACACCAAAACAATTCTTAGATACTAAATCACATATTGGATATGGTGTCTATAAGATACAGGATAGTTTAAGATTCCAGAAATTTGCTTATGAGATATCTTCACAAACACCATTTGTTACTTGGAAAGAAGGATATCAAAAAGCAGCACATCCAGCAGGTTATAAGATATTTGCAAATACTGAGATAAAGAATAGTGCTATAATGGGTAGATATGATATGCCCGAAAATGGTAAATTTGGAACTGGAGAAAAGGTTGATATTAAAGGTGGAACTACATTAAAGGTTTCTACTGACGTTAATAGTATTGTTAGAATGAATCAGAAGTATAATTACTTCGTTAGTAGAAATAAAGGGTTTGATGAAGTAAATATTCTCAATAAATTACTTACTGACGTTAGAGATATCAAAACATCAGTAGTTGCTGTATTTGAAGATATATCAAATCAATTTGATGGAGTAAAACAAGCATTTGAACTTAAAGTAGTTAATCCAACCGATCCTACTGATGCTAATGGTGCTGTCAATTATATTGAAGGATATACAGTAGATCAGATGGTTATTATCCTTGATAACATTGTTCAGACATATGGAACATCATGGATCATTACTGACTCTGATAAAACTCTTGATTTCACTGAATCTGTAAAAGATCTTGGTGAATTAATGCCTGCAGGTGAACAATTAACATATAGGCAGTTTAATGAAGATATGGTTATTCATAACCATAGCACAACACAAACTACTGCATTAAGTGCTGGTACTGCTATTCAGTTAGTAGATAAGGATAGTAATCCATTTCCTTCTTCAATATACACTGCTATTGATGAAGATAATTGGATGGTCTTTATTGATGGTATTATACAGTTAAAGAGTAGTTTTGTTATTGCTTCTAGTAATAATGGAGAGATTGCATTTAGTGAAAATCTTGCAGGTGGATCTCAAATAAATGCTAGGTATATGAATGGATATTTGAAGAATGAATTTACTAGTGGTTCTGTAACAGCATTAACTGCAGTAACATTAACTAATAAACCTTCTAGTTCTACATCTAAGGAAAGTTACTTTGTATGGGTTGATGGTGTATTACAGTCAACTGATGATTATGAAATAGATGGAAGTAAAGATCTTGTATTTGATTATGGATTCTCTTATGATAGTTTAATTGTTATGATTGATCCTTTAGGGGTATCTTTAGAAACATCTACTCATGGAGTTATTAATAATCAGTATACTTATAAGATTGATGATGGACAACTTGTTATACCAACTGGTACTGTAATTAACTCTAAAGAGTATCTTGTAGATATTGCAGGTGTAGTTCAAACTCCAGATATTGCATATAAGACAATAACCAGTGGTGTTAGGAAAATTAACTTCTTTGAAGCACCACAAAGGTATGTAAATCCTGATTCAACTGTAGGTAGACAGTTTGTAGGTGTTCTTTATAGAAGGAGAGGTATAGGTGATCAAACTACTATTGATGGTCAAGCAATCACTCCACCTGATCCATTAAACTTCCAGTTTGATGATGTTAGTAAGAACGTTGTTATGGTCAAACAAGATCCTATAGATTTTGTTGTTGGTGACTATATTGTAACATCTACATCTTCTGGAAGAATTGCTAGGGTACTTAGAGAAACTAATCGTAAGGTAGTTAACACAGGTATTGTATCAACAACAGTTGCTAATGCTGCTACATTTAATCTTACTTTAGCAGATATAATAGGAATAAATGTAGGAGATAGAGTTAAATATAATGCTTCTATAGGATTAACCAGTCCTAATGATGATGAGTTAGAAATATCAGCAATAGACAATGATCCAGATTCTGGTACTTATAGACAGGTAACATTTACTAATATTAGTGGTGGTAGTTTAACTCTTGTTGTTTTAGACCTCAGTGCTATTAGAATTAACCATTATGAGTTATGGGTAGAGGAGTTAGAAACAACTAATGCTAATAGAGACCTTGCTTTTGCTTCAAGTGATACACTAGAAAGTGGTGTTGTATCTGCTATACCAACAAACACTGCTACTATTTTGAATGAACCATTCGGTTTATTAACCTCAGAAACAGTATTTACTGTAGCAAGTGCTACTGGTATCACTACAAATGATTATTTGTTAATTGACAACTATGAAGTAGTTAAGGTTAGTAATGTATCAACAAATGATCTAACTGTAACTAGAGCACAATTAACTAGCAATAATGATAGAGTGTTTGCAAATGGTAGTAGTGTTCAAAAAATAACTCCAAGAACCCTTACTGTATCTAACTTCTATAGAGGGTTTGATGGTGAAAAAACAATATTTGAATTGAAGAAAGATGGTGAAAGAGTAAATATAGCAACTAGTGCTGAACTCTTTATTATTATAAATGGTATACTTCAAAAGACAGGTACATCATATACACTTGCAAAAGTAGATGGTGGTCTTCCTACAGAACATACTACAATTGTTTTTACTGAAGCACCAGAGGATGGAGTATCATTTAATTCATTCTATGTTGGTGAATTAGAAGCTATTCAAGATATGTCACCATATTTTAATGGTCTTGATACTGTATTTGATTTAAGAAGTACTAATGGTGAAATATTCAGTTTACTTCATAAATCAAAACCAGAAACTAACATTAGTGCTAACTTATTACTGTTTATTGATGGTGTATTACAAATACCATCTACTCAACAGTTTGGAAGACCTCAGGCATACCCTGATATAATTACAGCATTTACTTTACTTGGTAGTGTGGTTGAATTTACTGCTACTCCAAGGGCAGATTCTACCTTTGAAGGATATATATTTGTAGGATCTGATAATGATTATGAAGCTATTGATATTGATGCAACTGTTGAATCCGATGATATTATTATTCAAAAGGATGAAATAGATCCAAGAATTATTAATAATGTTACCAGTTCTACTACTTTATCAGTAAATGATTCTGGAGGCACTGTATTAGGTGCTAGAAGTTTAGATGCAACTCCTAATGGTACTGATTGGTTCCAAGCAGATTTACATAAAAAAGCAAGGATAAGAGAGTCATTAAGGTCTAGAAGAGCATTGATGAGTACTGTCAATGGATTTGGAATATCAAATTCACCTTATCCTTTAACAGGTAAGGTTTGGTATACAACTAGTATAGCAAAGATATCATTGACTGATATAACATCAGATCTTCCACCTACACCTGATGCTAATAGTAATAAGTTTACTTTAGTTCTTCCTCCTACAGGTAATTTTGGTGTAAGGCATATTAACTGTGCATATACCACATTCGTACCAAGAGCAACTCCTTCTGATCTAGATGAATTGCAGGGTATAACTGTTGGTGCTGATATACCATTTGATCAAATAGTTCAGTTGGATGCTACTGCAGCTAATGAAACATTCTTATCATCAACTGTTGGTGGTACTAATGGTGATGGTAGTATTGAAACTATTGATGCTACTACTATAACTTATGATACTACTAGAACTGCCACTCTAGTAAGGTGGGATAAAGCAAATAGATTATTATATGTCAAGCTGGGAGATACTCAATATCCTATATTGAATACACATACTATTAAAGGACATTCAGTGTCAGGTGATGATCTTATTAATGAGTATCAGAGTATAGCAACCCATGTATTTGATGCTACAAGTGGTTCAGTTGTAAATACAACTGATAATACTATAACTATCTTTAGTCATGGATTTACTCAAGGTGATGTGATTTCTTATGATAGTGATGGTGGCACAGCAATTGGTGGTTTAACAGACACCAATCAATATCATGTAGAAGTAATTGATATTAATACAATAAAGTTAGCAGCATCTAAAACGGATTTAGAAGCTGATAATTTTATCTCCCTAACCAGCGGTGCTGCTGGTACTGAGCACTTGCTCTTGAAAGTAGGGTTTATTTATAATTTCTAGTCCTATAAATAAAAAGAAAACCGTCAGACAATGGCAGCGATTTTAACTGATAAATTTAGAGTAGTATTTGCTGAGAAGTTCAAAGATGCTATAGCACTTAAGGAAATACCTGGTATATCCAATGTTTCTGCTCTTCCTACTTCTGCATTAGCAGAGGTGTGGTTGTTTTTTGCGAAATCAACATCTTGGACAGAGTTTGACGGGGGAGATACTAACGTACCTAATAATCCTATTGACAATCAAAGTCAATCATTTAAGATTTACGATCAAATTATTGGTCTAAAGAGAATTACTTCAGCAGAAATGCGTTCAGTTATTAGAAATAATAAGTGGGCAACTGGTACTGTATACGACATATATCGTCATGACTATGGTGATATTACTAATGTAACTAATAATGTTACTACTTACGTTCAATCAAATAACTTTGAACAGCATTTATATGAGACCAATTTCTATGTTGTAACTTCCGAATATAAAGTTTATAAGTGTTTAGATAATAATAATAACGGAGAATCTA